TGCGTCATATACTGCAGTCTTTAAAAAACCTTCTTCAATATCTTCCAAGGGTCTGCGATATTTGCTAAAAATTGCTGGCACCTTTTCTCTTTGAACAGAATAGTTCATGATTGGTGATACTGCAAATTCAGATCCATCTTTACTGTTTACTATAAATGAGTTTTCACCTTTGTATTCTTTGTGTTGAATAAACGTTGGGAATTCATAAACACGTGTTGTGAATGGATTGTAGAATACCATGCCGGTTACTGCTACAACATCATCGACACCTTTATTGTCACCATATTGATTTACTTTGACACCAACGTGTCCTGCATCAATTCTCTCACAAGAGAAAAATAATGTCACCAGGATAAAAAATCCTACCACACCTGAAATAATTGTTTTCATTCTTTTTTGAAATTTTAATTTTTGTTGTTGATTAAATTCTTGTTCCATTCGATCCAATTCTTCTTCGGATCTTCGATTACCGTGAGAGTCCCAACGGTTGTCATATCTGCTAAATGTTGCCATATTATTTTGTTGATTTTTTTCTTGTCTTAACAAATTTAACAGGGTTGTCTACCCCATCAAATTGTTTAGGATTTGATTTCTTTTTTGGTTTCAATTCATCTGGATTAACATAATCCAATTCAGTTTCACCTGGTTCTATATTCATTATTTTGTCAACAAATATATCCATATTAATATAATAGTAAATGAATATAAGTGTGAATAATCCTACAATACCGGATAAGATGTTTAATACTGTATTCGCAGCAGTTAATCCTGGGAAAACAATAAACGTGATGATTGCAAATGCACCGAATCCAACGAATATGGGTGATGCTGTTTTCTGTGAGAAAACTTTTTTTAAGAGGTCTTTCATTTTTGTGGGTTTAGTAAGTTTGTTAAAGGATGGTTGGGTTCAAAGTTCAAATTAAAAAAATCGTAAGAGAGTTTTAAAGATTGACGAATAAATGTTGACTGCTTGAGAGTTAATTTTTGAATTCACTAACTTCATCTAATCATCAGGCTTTATAATAGATTGTAGCAAATGGTTTGTGACCATTCGTCTTGATTTAGTTAATTATCCCTCTTCCCCCGACCAATATTTTATTCAGCTGATCCCATGTCAATTATTGTAACATGATTCCACTGATCTAATTCGTCCTGTAGTTGTTCGATTCTTGCTTCTAGATTTTTAACCATCTTGTCTTTTTCAACGACATTAATCTCAGCATGTTTCACCACTGGTTCGCCTTCTCCCCATCTTCCTCCAGCTACTTTACCTGATGAACAGTTTAATGATTTAAGATGTTTAACTTGATTCTTAAGTTCAGACAATTCAAAAATCTTATCATAAACTGGAATATTAGCCTTATGAATCGCTGTCTTTAAAACGATCAAATCATTTGTTAACTGCATCCACTTACCAATAGCTTCAGTTGCAGAGTATGGACGTGGATTACCTTCATCAACAACATTGTATTGTGATGCTTTGTAATATTCCTCGTTGATTAATCCAACAAGTTTATTTTTCTTTTTGAGTGCTTGTTTAATATTCATATTGTTTAATTTAAAATTTTCCCCAACCTGATTTTTCCATACAAACTAATCTGTAATGTTCAACTAGTTTAAGGAACTGAATGAATTTCTTCATAATCTAATATAGATTTTTTTTTTGAAAATAAAAAATTATGTATCAATATTTTTTAAATCATCAGTGTGGTGATCTATTGGGCCCATCTCGCTACCAATTTCTTTTTTCTTTAGTAACTTAATTACTTCATGTAAATTGTATGGTTCAAAGTCTGGATTGCCATCCATACCTATATCCATTCTTCTACCATTACTAATTTTTTGATTGTGTGGTAAATGACAATGCCCATGTAAATGAATTCTACCTTTACGTAAACCATTCCAACTGGATATTGGATAATGGCAACATTCAATTGTTTCACCCATATACTCAAATTGATCAAACCAACTTACACTTCTAAATAGCTTTTTGATATCACCACGATTTCTATCGATATGGTGATCATGATTACCTAATATCAAGTGTATGTTTTTACAAATCAATCTATTATAAAACTCTTCGATATTTTCAAACCCACCGAATGACCAATCACCCAAATGAATTAACACATCATCTTGCCCAACACATTCATTTATATTGTTTACAATAGTAGCATTCATTTTTTCTATTGTATCAAACGGTCTGGTCTGTGCTTCAGGAACGTCACCATTAGGTAAACGCCACTTAGTCACCCCCCGACATATGTTTTTATGTGAGTAGTGAGTGTCGGATGTTATCCAGACTTTAATATTATCATCAAGTTTTATCATAGTTTAAACTGACCATTTTCTGGGCCGATTTCAACTTCGACTTCAGCACCTTGGTGTCTATCTGATACAAAATCAATTAGATCACCAATTAATTGTTTATTTGCTAACGACCCAATATATTTCAAATTATATTCTTCAACCAATTCGCCGCCATCTAATGAATAAGTTTTAGCCTGATAAACAGCAATAACTTTTCCATCCAAATAAACGTTTTGATTTTCTACTTTGAAATTCAATTTTGTTTTTTGATCATCCTTTTTTGAGGCTAGACCAACAACGCTACAGCTAGTTACAAATGCAACTACTAGAAATACATAAATGCCCTTTTTCATTTTATTTGTTTTTAGTGATTAATTATGAAAAATCGGTAGATGTGCTTACACGAAGCCCATCGATTATTAAATCATCATACCTTTCGTGGTCTAACCAAAAAGCGCCATGACCTTTTGCCCTTTCTTTTCTACGATACTCTTCGTTAACCACTAAACCATCCGGTTGGCCCCATTCAAGTGCCATAGTTATAAACTCTTCAACATCTTGTTCCTCACCATATTCATCAACAACTCTACCAGAACGAATATATTCTATTAAACTTTCTTTATCTGAATAGTATTTTTCTTTGTGAAAGTTCCAGCAGAATTTCCACCCGCTACTCCTCTTACCAAGATGAACATTAGTATCTTCTAGGAACATATCCCACGGGGAAAACCATTCCCATTCCTTTCTTGGGCTAATGATTCTAAATCCGCTTTCGATGTTTTCTGGAGATAAATCAAGGTTAGTTACAAACCCAATAAGTGTTTGTTTACGAGCTTCCATCTCCTCTTGTGTTGGAATTCTGTAATAGTTGGTTCCCATGTTAAGTTCTTGTTCTTAGACAAATGTAAGAATAATTTCTTAAAAACAAAAAAATTTGGGGTTCAAAATCATATATTTTTTTGTGATATTTATACTATTATGGGAATAAAACTAATTTTAACAGAATCACAATTAGCAGCTCTAGAAAAAAGAGTCAATAAAGTAATTTTATCCGAGGCTAATTTATCTTGTACAGACCTTAGTTTCGATGGGCTAATGAGATTTCTAAATGGTAGAGAAGAAAAAAAATTAGGTAACAATACTTGGGTATTGAAGACAGAAGACTGGAGAAATGGCTTAGATGCTGTTGCGGTAAAATACCATGATACTAATATTTTACTTATTAATTCTGGGGGAATTACAACCATTAATAATGGAGGTTGGGATACTAGTACAACCAAAGATAGATTAAACCAATTCTTAAGATGTAAGGGGGTTTATATTTCCCAAAAAAATTATCAATGGTATATTACTGGGCCTATGGGTACCGAAAAATATGTGAATGGAACACAAATATTACCTGACGGACAAGTAGTTGTTCCATATGATGAAGAAAAAGCAAAAACAGCAATAGAAAAAGCTAAGACGCTTAATATCGATCCTAAATATAAAGAACTTTACGGTATTGACTAACTTTTCATAGACATTTTAGCATACTCACCATTCTCAACATTGTACTTAAACAACTCGTTTCTTACATTTTTAATGATATAAGTTTTACCTGAACGATCCATTGGATTGTTTGATATACCCAAGAATTGTGGGTGTAGAATAGTTTCACCATCTTGTTTGATTAATCCCCAAAGATTCTCTTCTGTTTTAACCGCGATGTTTCCGTTTCTATCTACCGGTCCATTATCGGCAAATCTTGTCACAAATGGTAGAGCATCTGTACATGCATATAATGTTCTCTTAATACCTCTCTGAGAGGTAATGAATGTTCTTTCTTCTTCATTGAATCTCTTAAATCCTCTGTCGATAAATGGACAGAATGTTTCGTAGAAGTCAAAATAATTTTTAGATATAGATCTTAGGGAAGTGATAAAATCTTCGGTAGTCATTTCTTCACCACTATCCAAAACTGAAGTTAGCATTCTAACAACTTCATTAGCGAACTTTGATAAGAAATATTTTTTATCCGACGTTTGGATATTATCGAAAACACCGGTGATATCTTGAATGATATCATCCGTAACCTTTTCTTTAAATTCATCGAACTTTCCAAGTTCTTCAGATTTTTTAATTAAACGAATAATTACTTCTGCACCATAGTTCGCCAGGCTTAATTCACCTGCCAAAATCGCATTTATAATTTCTGGCCAAGCTGACTGATTGTTTATGTCATATCTTAAATTATGGTTTCCAGCTAAAACTCTTTTTAAGTTTTGTGGAGATAAATCTGATAATTGAAAATTAGCTTCATATCTATGCACTCCTGATCTGGTTAACTGTGTAACTGGATATGTTTGATTGATTAAAAAATCTACAATTTGTTTGTGAAATCTAGCTGTTGGTTTGTTATTACCATGTCTATGGAAATCACCAATCACTCCGCCTGGTCTATAATCTACAGTTAAAAAAGATTCACCTTCACCAAATTCATTAATTTTTCTAAAAGAGATTAATTTTCCACTGTTTGATCTAGCACAGTGTCCCATTCTATCAGCTTCGTCTGAACAGTAACTCTTGTTTAAATGAACCCAATAATAACCAACACCATCCGCATTTCTGTAATCGATAAAAACATCACCTTCTTCTTTGTAGTTAGATTGTTTTTTAGCATCTAAGGTTTCGTGCCATTCTTCTGCTTGTGCATAAGCCTCATTAAAATCTAACTCACGTATATTAATCGGTTCTCTTCTTGGCGCTCTAAACCAGTGAACAATATAATTGTATTTGTTTCTGTAATTACTAGCCCATATACTAGTTGAATCTGGGGTGTTTTGACTTAAGATTTGTGCCACAAATCTTTTTGGATTTTCCCCCTGTGGTATGTTATAATCGCCACTTTTAATAAGTTCATTTAGAAAACTATCGGCAATCCAAACAGATAGTTTATCATATATTCCATGGAATTGATCTGCCCAATCGTCATTAAACCCCAACACATTTTTAATTAGAGGTCTTTTATCTGATTCAAGTAATAAAGATTCGGTAATTGCTTGCCCCTTAGATTTGATCGAAGCGTATACTGGTTCGCTTTTGCGTCTAATATCCGAAACTAATGTTCTTAATTTTCTTTCATAACCAACATCAGCATATGAATTTCCTTGATCGTTTTTAAAATCATTGATCAAGTCATTTGCTGTTTTACCATTAACCATATATCTTCTAGCAATAAGATCATAGTAAATGTTTACACCATCTTCAAAAGTAGGTCGTGGGTTACTTTTTGTTGGTGTGTTACCAACATTGAATGGATTCTTTGTTCTTATTGGTCTATTAGTTGTATCTGTACTGATACCACCTTCTAATGTTAATTGAGATAATGCTAACTCTGGTGGAATGTATTTTCTATATCTTTGATAAGCTCTTTTTGCCGCCTCTGCCATCATAGCGCCGGTAACAAGAGCATTTGGATTTCTTTGTCTAATGTAGTTGTCACAAATATCTTTGTATGCTTCAACCCCTTCAGGCGTTGTTAAATCTAAATCAGTGAAATCTAAAGAACCGCCAGTGATTACGGCTGGATCAATATATTGTTTAATGTCTTCGCTGGTGATTCCCTTTGCTTTTAGATCGTCAACTAAACGATCTACCATTTCTGTGGTGATGGTTTCGCCTCCATTGGAACCTGAGCCAGATGTAATTGATGGTGCACCGCTTACGCCCTCTTTGTTAGAAACATGTAGATGGTTATAATGATTACCACCAGTATTTGTCTGCCATAAAACGGCTTTAGGATTACCACTTTCTGTATTCCAAGTATACCCCATGGAAACTAAAGCGTCCTTAACTCTATCTCCATATTCTTTAAATTTTTTATTACCATAACCCACACCATTTAAAAGAGCGATATCAACAGCTGTACGGAAACCGTGTCTACTTAGTTTGCCGCCTTTTGTGTATTTGCTGTGACCAGAACTAGCTGTTGTAATTGTTATAACAACACCAGCCGCCTCGGCAGCAGACTGTAGGTCTACTAATAACGCATCGTTTACTTCATCATGACGAGTATCGTAATCGACTTTAACGTGTGAATAATTTTGATCACCTATTTTTATAAAAGATTCTTCAATTTTTTCTACTATACTTTTATCTTCTTTGTATTTTCTAACAGCTTCAGCAGTTTCGGGGCCAAATAATCCATCTGTACCAAATCTAGGTAATTTATAACCTAATATTTGAAGAGCGATTTGTACGGCCTCAACAGATTGTTGATGTGTCATTGACCCATACTCTTGTTGACTAACTGGTTCTTTAATGCCGCCTAGAATTTTATAAAAATCCTCTACATTATCTCCAATATAATCAGCTTTAGTTGTTATGTCCTGTGATTTTTTAACCACATCAACATCACTACCTAAACCAGAAATAAAATCCTGGGCTGCTTTTACACCTTTTTCTAAATAAGACCCTCCTTTGGATATCAAATCATCTAAAAGATCTTCGTTTAGGTTTTCTTTCTCAAGTCTTTTCTTTAACCTTAATATTTGGTCTTCATTAAATACAAATCTCATAGTTTATAAATATCACATCTACCCAACTTTTATCCATTTTTGGGTTGAATCTAGTTTAAATGAACCGATATATTTTTGTTTCCATTGTTCTGGAGGAATTAGGGATAAAAAGGTTGTATCATCATTTCTCATATACAGATGATAAGTTTCGTTCATTACAGGAACAAAATTATAACTCGATGAATAAACGAGCTCATTCCAATTAACCTCATCAACAAGTTTGCGAAACTCTTCTTTAAGTTCTTCATATTTTGTTTGAAACTGTTTGTTTGCCACATTTGCTTGCATTTTTTTCCAACCGCCAACATCCTCTAACTTAATAGCCGGAGCGCCAACGTTTGAGCCATAGGTTAATTCTTTTGAATAATAACCCTTCTCCTCATCCCATACAACTAAATCTGGCTTTTTCTTTTTCATACATCTCCTTCGGTATGCGCTTTATTGTCATCCCGCTTTTCATTCTCCTCCCAAGGCGCTGTTTCTTCACCCCAGTTTAAAAAATCCTCACCCTTATAATCCGGATGATGTGTGTTCATGTAGTCAATGCCTCTAACCCAGAAGTATGAAACGATTGCGGAAACAAATAGGGAAATCCCGATTGCAATTACGTAGTTCATATTGTTTTATATTAAAAATTTTAAAATCTTTTCTTTTACCCCACTTTGTTTGATACCTTCGGTTCCTAATGGTGTCTCGACAAAGTTGTCCAACCCCCATTCATGTTCATACTCAATACCATAATCAAGACCAGTTTTACCCATTTTTAAATCATCAATTGAAACCCAATGGGTAATTTCTGGATGATCGAACAGATATTGCTTAATCTCAATAGATCTGGTTTGTTCTAAATCCCATTGACGAGACCAGGGAAACCCAGCCTTGTATGCTTCAATATACCATCTACACTTTCCTAGGTTAGGGGTGAAATCAATCGGTTTCTTAATGATACCTTGTTGTCCATAATATTCACCCATCTCTTCAACATTCGCCCATCTCTTCCAATCAGAACTAACAACAATCTCAGCACCCGTCTCTTCCAATATTGAATTCAAAACCTTAACTGCTTTATCATCAAAGTCATCAAAACGATATTCCAAAGGAATCTCATCATTATTCATAGATAACTTACGCCCTCCCCACTTTTTTTGTTTCTTGAAACGTCCACCCCAGTTGTTGGATAGACAAATCACACCATCATGATCTAGAAATATTACCTTCATTTTTTCTTCTCTTAAGTATTAAATTAAATGTACTTAAAATTCCTAAAAACATGAAGACTTGAACTGGCCAATATGGCAAATTTTGCAGCTCATGTAACATCCAAAAGATGTTCATAGAAAGCCAAGATAGAAGAACCAAATTTGAATCTTTAGATTCTTTATCTGTTATAAAAATGTAGATAGCCAATAATGCTGTTGGTAAAACCATAGTCGTCGCCATCCAAGTCCATTTCAATGTCCAAAAGATATCCTTAAGTAGCCACAAAATTACATGGATTTCATGAATATTCAAAAATTTTTTATGAATTTTCATCAATATAGTCAAGTTGCGGATTCCAAAAGCCCTCAGATGTTATTTTAGGAGACCCATTTCTATCAATCATAACCCATTCATATTTAACTATCCCCCATGGATCAAATTGTTCCAAGACATCTTCAAGTGTAAAGCATTTACATGAATAGATGTCAAACTGAGCCATAGCTGGTTCATAATGATCCCAAATATGGATGGATGCATGTGATGTTGCTAATGTTACAGTTCCTGTTAAACCTTCGTTTCCTGGATAATTAACATAAACGCTTGTTGGTCCAGCCACTACTTCCATTCTTACTTTGTGTACTAAATCAACAAACCATTTATTGAGAACTTCCACCTCTTTTGGTGGGTTTTGAATCCAAATCTTCATTAAAAGATGTTGGTGATAAGGGACAAACTCTTCTTGCATTAATATGTAATTTTACATTACATATATATCACGAAAATTGTAATATTCTAAGAATAAGATATCACTTGTTAAACTTTTTAAAATTGTTGATAAAGCCCCTTTCATATTTACTAAGTTCCTTTGTTTCCAAACCATTATATAAACCGGTTGACATAAACGCTTGGATCTCATCGTCTATGATCTTTTTATCATCATTATACCCCATCTTAATGATCTTCTTCGTGAGTTTTTCATAATGCGATGGTTTAATTTTAGCAATTAGATTGTCACAATTCTTTTTATATTCTTTATTTGTATAATATAAACCATGTGCGATTTCATGATCCATAGTACTAGATTTAAAACTATCCGCCCCAATCAAATACCATTTAGTTCTAGGCTTATTAAATCTAAGTGGGTAGTTTTCGCAATGGTACCAAATGTTACTCATTATTTCATCATATGGGCCCTTATCCTTATTGAATGTATTCAATCCTTTTTCTACCACATTTGATGGGATGTTAAAACCGCTCCAATCTTCTGGGTATGTGAACAAGTTTTTCTTCCATCTATTCCTATACACCACCATATATTTTTCCCAACTAAAAAATTTACCCCTTATTTCTTCATAAGGAGATTCATAAAATTCTTGATACCTGCAGAACAACATTGTTCTTTGGTAATTATCTTTTATTGATACAGCAAATATCTGTGGTCTTATTTGTTTGACCTCACCGACTACAAAGTCGTTTTTTATTTTCATATAATATATTTTAAATTAAAAAATATTTCTAACAATTATAGTTAAGGATATGATTATCCAAATAGTATTGAAAACAATTAAAGTTGGTAATGATTTTTTCATGCTGGCCCAGATCAATAACGAAGATGTGGCGAGTGTTAAAAAGTGAAAGTACCATAATTCAATACCAAATATTAAACCAGGAACAATGATGATAGCTTTAGCCATCCATGCAGCAAACTCGATTATGTTATAATCGGTCCAATACTTTTTATCTTTGAACATTATTAAACGTTTCCAGATTTTTCCAAATCCAATAAACGCGTAAAGAGCTGTAATAAATGTTACATAAACTATAAAATAAATCATAGTTTAATATAAGAAAAAAAAGCGAAATAAAAAAATTATAAAGCAAAACTTTCACCACACCCACAAGTTCGTGATGCGTTAGGGTTAACCCAATGAAACCCTTTCCCGTTTAACCCGTCTGAGTAATCTAATTGAGTTCCGAAAAGGTATAAAACTGACTTTTTATCTATAACGACTTTTAATGTACCAAGATCGATAATATCATCAGTCGGTTCAATTGCATCGTCAAAATCCATAACATAAGATAAGCCGCTACACCCACCACCTTTAACACCAACACGAAGGTTATGTGTTTCTGGTGTTATCCCCTCGTTTACCATTATCTCTAATAAATGATTTAATGCCTTATCAGATACTGTAACCATTATTTTAAATCTTTAATCTTTAACAGAGAATCAATTGTTTTTTTATCTGCTTTTATTTCTTGGATGGTGTGAACTTCTTTTCTTAATTTGGCTAATTCCTTTTGTTGAAAATAACAAACAAGTAAAAGGGCCACGGCCCCTCCCATTGTTATGTTTTTCTGATTTTTTTTGAAAAATTCAACCATATTAGTCTTTAAATTTTAATTCTTCCATACCATTTTTTTTACGGTAATCGTTTATAGCTGCTTTAACGGCATCCTCAGCCAAAACACTACAATGTATTTTAACTGGAGGTAAACTAAGCTCTTCTACAATATCCATGTTATCTATCTCAACAGCTTGATTTAGTGTTTTACCCTTTAACCATTCCGTTGCTAAAGATGATGATGCAATTGCTGAACCACATCCAAATGTTTTAAATTTAGCATCCTTTATCACTCCGTTTTCAATTTCAATCTGTAATCTCATCACATCGCCACATTCGGGAGCACCCACAAGCCCTGTACCTACATTGGCTTTGGATTTATCTAGGGTACCCACGTTTTTAGGGTTTTGATAATGATCTATTACCTTTTCACTATATGCCATAAATTTATGATTTTATCATAAATATTTTAATCTAACAATTCATCCGTGTTTATGCTGTGATCGTCAAGAATTTCATATATTTTTTCAAAGACCATCTCAAGAGCATCGTACTTATCTATTTCTTTACTGTCCATAGACCACTCTAAGGTTTTTTTAGTGTTATGTGTGATATCCCAAAGAGCAGATGCCATATCTAATGATTTGATCGCCCTAAAATGGGCTTTTCTATCATCAGGATCATCCATATCAAATTTAAGTATTGCTTCTGCCATTATATTAATGTTTTTATATTTTTACTATTATCTATTCTAAAATCACCAGCCAAAACTATTCTATTATGTGTTGAGTTTTTGGCATGTATTGGGGCGTGCGGAATATCTGATTTGAAAATTAAAACCTCGTTCTCCACCGGTAGATATTTTAAAACGTTACCCTCATAATCTTTAAGTAATATATGACCATCAATACCAGATAAATTATTTGGCATTTGAAGGTAGAAAACAAAACTATAGGTCGGTACTGTGTTACCGGATCTTAATGCAATATCTTTGTGGTTATGGTAAGTGGGCTCGTTGTTCTCAGGATCAAGTTCCATTGGTTGAACTGGGTTACTTCTCAAAACACTTATCCATTTATGTAAAGTAAATCTTTTTGCTTCAATAGAATTTTCATCACAAATTGATTTGCACACTTCAGAACAAAATTTATAAATGTCCTCAAACTCTTTTTTAGGTGCGCTGAACATATAACCATCTGACTTAACATGTGTCATTTTAGAAATCATACTATTGACGGATTCTAATATTTCATCTTTAGAAAAAATTGGTTTATAATCTAAAGAATATGCTATTACTTTTCCGTTTAATATTATTTCTTTTTTTTCCACAAATCACTAAGTTTTTTCCCTGGCTTTAATACTTTGCCACTTTCATCCATCATAGGGGCTCTCCAAATTTCATAGGCCATCCATAATGTTGTAATAGACGCTATAAGAAGTATATATTTCATATTAGTGGTTTTTATTGCATTTGCATAAAATATTTTGTTTTCCAAAACTGCCACCATTTTCTTTTCACAATCGGTTTGCATTCAGAGAATGGGTTATTTCCAAATGAAACTGTGTTTAGATATTTTGATGTCAAAACATTTAAAAATATCTCATGATATTTTTTAGGGATCTCATCAAAATCTGCTGTTATTTTAACATTCAAAAATTGTGGCCCGTCTTCGGAATGAACAATAAGCTGCTCATTCAATGTAATTACTGTGCTTGCTTTAATGTTAACATATCCCGAATTACCTAGATTTAATTCTCCGGTAATATGTTTTTTAAATTCTTCATCTGACATATTATTCTGTTTCGTGGTACATCCATTCTTCCATCTCTTTACCCAATTTAGGGTTAACTTCTTTAAGATGTTCTAATGTTAATTCGTATCTACCTGAGTTTGTTTTTTCAATAAACAATTCGTCATGTAGACTATCAATTCTGTTTTGCAACTCAGCTTTTTCAATATCTCCACCAGGAATAAATCCATTATCGGTTTGACATTGTTTAAGCTCTTCTTTTTGATTTAAGTACTGGACTAACAATGTTATAAATGCTAGCACTACCAATACTAAATAAAACCTGATTTGTGTTAAAATTTTCATAGTCTTTGTATTTCCATTAATAATTCTGTTACGTCTTCCTCGGAAAGATAACCTATAACATCTCCGTGCGCCACCGGGTTATCATAATGAATTTCATCATCAAATAAAACCGCAAGTTCATACAATCCGTCTTTACCACCATATGACATATCATGAGAAACAACTGAAGCACCAAATCCATTTTCAAAATTAATTCTCGCTTTTTTACCTGACATAAGTGGAGATGTCATTGTTTCGAACTGAAGATCTTTAAATGTTTTCATTTTTAGTTTTTTTACAAATGCTGGGATTAAATAATGATTCATGATTAAAAAATTTCTTCGGCGATGCCTAAGGCTTCGGCGATGATTAATAATGCTCCGGCAGACATATAATCACCATTCCATAGGGTTATACCTGCCGCAATTCTAAAACCAGATTTAACTAAACTGATCCAGAAATGTGTACTTGAATTTGATTCTTTTTCTTGCATAATTCTAATATAAGATTATTTTTTGAAAATACCAAATCACCTAACCAACATTGAAATTAAAACCAATTTAAGGTGTTTGATCCAGCCGGATAAAGTGTTTTCTCTTTGGTAATCTTTGTACTTTTCTTGGTAGTACTCTCTGCTATATTTTTTCATATTAAAGTTGTTTAAATCCGAACGCTAATTTATGTAAAAATACTTAGAATGAAAAAATATTTTTTGATATTTTTTTAACTAATTGATTTTGAATTAGTTATAATATCATATTTTTCTTTAATAGGGTTAACTTCTTTGTATTTCTCCATTTTAACACTGAAGATATCAACCGCATCATCAAAATCTTTTGGTGGGGTAGAATTTGCTTTACCTCTGTGTTGGTTTAGGTGTCCCTTCCTGTATTGAATGTTTATTCTTTTGTTACCTAATGATATTGATGCGTGTATGTATAATGACCCAACATTAAATTGTTTGGCCATACAATTCTTCATTATCATGCCCTCAATCTTAAATTGATCTTCTGTTAAAATTAGTGCTGGCTTAAAAATCTTACCGTTAAATTCGATCGGTTCTTCCAAATCTTTTACCATATCTTCTGGTAATGTATATTTTAACTTGTAACCGAGTTTAAAATGCTTTTTGTGTAGCTCCCAACTATCTTTTAATGAAATTAAATGATGGCAATTACTTGCTTTTATTTTTACATTTAGCCCATTACTTTTTAAAAAGTCTTTCAAAACAAACAATTCTTGTAATGTGTTAAGTATGCCGTCACTAGTGATCACATCAACTTCATTATATTTTTTTAGAGATTTTGCAATAGCTTTTTTCTCAGATTCATCTTCACAAACAAATAATTTATTTGTTTTCATATATTCAAGACAGATGGTTTCCCACTCAAACTCTCTGATATAATCGACATAGTTTTCACCAAACAGGGTGCATAAAAATCTAACTGATTTAAAGTTTATCTTAGGTATTGATGGCTTTCTACTTGAAAGGGCCCCAACCAGATATTTGCTTTTAATGTTAAATTGCTCTAACACCGCCGGAACAAACTTATTATCATTTGCTTTAAGGTATTTCTTTTTAGGATAAGCTTCACATATGTCCCAGTAAACACAATCGTGACCCTTTATTCCTTTCATCTTCAAATGATAATCCAATAATATATCATATAATGGATTTATTTTATGCTCCTTATCTTGTTGGATGTCACTCAAGCCCAGGTCTACAGTAATTAATTTGTATATATCTAGGCACGCTCTTTTGTATTTAACCCCCCAGAAATTATGTCTTTTCTCTCCAGTGAAAAAACCTCTACTTGTTAATTCAATTAACATATCGAAATTATTTCTTTTGGCTCGAATAATATTTCTGTGAAGAACATAATTGTTTTCTTTTTTATTTATTAATCTATATATAACATTGATGTCACCATTTGATTTATTAATAGTTAATCCGTGTTCATATGTTAGATAATTTTTTCTACCTAATCTAGCATATTCTATATAGAATTCTGAAGTGAATAAAAGGAAATCATTATCAGAAGCCAATTTCAATTTACATAAATTTCTAAGTGGCTTATTCCTCTCGTACTTTTCCTGTTCGTGATAAAATAAAACTTCCATCTACATCTTAGTTTACCTAAAATATAGATGGAAATCATGAATTAATAAACCCTAAAATAATTCTAAAAGGTTACCGAAAACATCTGGTTCTTTTACTTCTAATTGAACACCATTTATTACTAATGGTACCTTTTCTTTTGATGTGGATTTAATTGAGCCTCTAAAAATGTTTACTCTATGTTTTGTTTTTTCTAGTGCAAATTCAAATCTTTCTGGAGGAACAGCATTGCAGAAGTATTTTGCTTGCACACATGATTTATCTCTGACGTCAAATTCACAAGTAACCCTTTCGCTTCCGGTTGGACTACCTTCTCTAACTGAAACAATAATTGAGCGTTCTTTATCTGCATAGCTTGCAACACAATGATGCATATGAGAACCCTCTTCAGAATATTCGCCATCAATTTTTAACAATACTGGATAAAAGGTTTGGGTTAAATTACCGTGTTCGTCTTTTATCAATATAGGTTCTTCAATATGTTTTATCAATCTATCTTCAAAAACATATTTAATACTATATCCCTTTCTTATTGCTCGATCAATACTTGAAAACTCTAGATGTTCATTATGAAAATCTTTAAGATTGGATGCTGTCATTTCTATGTGAGGTAACTGCGCCCTTATTTTCACTAACATATCAAGATGATCATTGAAAGTATGAAATTGCATAAGTTGTGTATTTTCATATAACGTTATAACATTATTTTCTTCATACTTTAACCTATCCTGACTGAAGAATTCATTTATTAATTTTAATAAACATTTTCTTTCAGAATCTTTTATATCATACTCATACTTGCTTGTTAACGCCTCATATATAGATCCACCCATAAGTTCATTATTTTTCTTTTTAGGATTAATAAAAAACTTTTCATTAACATTATGAATATACTTGTGTAAGTTTTTATAACCAAAATATCTCGCCAAAAGTATTAGTTTTTTTATATCGATATCAGGATGTTTATGTAGTAGTTTTATTGTCCCTTTCGATTTTATACCCAACCTATCTAAGATACTAGCAATTAATTTATTTTCATTTTTCTTTAAGAACTTCTTTGTGGGGTAAGCGTCCATTATTAATCCCTCATAATGATTAGGGACTTTAATTTTATTTATCTCAACGAACACTCGCATAATCATAGATAAAACTTTGGCTCCGATATTCGTATGATCATTTGAATTAATGGTTTCTACATATGGGAGCTTTGATAAAATAGAATGTGATAAACATTTCATGAATTCGCTATCATCAAAAATCTTTTTAGCCTCAAGGTTTAAAGGATGTTCATCTTTAGAATTACCACCCCACATATGAATAATATTACCAGATGTTCTGCTAAAGAAATTCATTAAAACTTGCATCAGGTGCTTGAAGTTATTTTGTCTAATTTTTGGTGTCTTAACCCCCTCATAACTCATCACGTTACCGGTTCTGAAGTTAATTTTGAATCCAAATGCTGAACGATTTTTCTTAAAGTATTTACTGTTTACTGTTCTAGCTTTCCTATATACATAAAACCTAACAGAAATGGTGTCACCATCTATTGATATGTTTCTTTCATGAATTTCTGTGGAAACAGAACTAAATGCTCTACCATAATGCTTTAATAGATGACGCTCTTTTGTTGTATAAAAGGTTTGAATACGGTTAGACCAATTGTCTAGCTTAATCATTTCTCCATCCGATTCGTTGCTGTAGAAATATTTTGTATTCTTTTTTTTGTATTCCTTTTTGTTGTGAAGTTTTATTTTAAACTTACTTCTAAGGAACCTTTCGAGCTCTTCACCATTCGCTACTCTAACAACGTCCGGTGAAAAAAAATCAACATTATCTAGTTCTAAATTTAGGTCCTCGTGAACTTGATTCTCTACCTTTGATTCGATAGTCGAATAATCTTTATATGGTTCAATAGCATAAAACTGAAATCTTTGGGTAAGTATCGTTTTTTTCATTAGTTATTACTTTTTTGTTCCAAAACAAATATATAAAAAATTTCGGAATAATTATAAAAATAAAGAAAATATTATGGCTAAAGCAAAAGGTTCATCAACCGCATCAAAAAAAGTTTCTTTTGGAAAAAAGGGTAAAGGTAAAGCTAGAAAATCTTACGGCCCTAAAGACCAAAAACCAAAGAGATACAGGGGACAAGGTAGGGCTTAATTTTTAAGCCTACCTCCTCCTCGATATGATTTTAGGTATCTGGGTTCTTTTAGTGAACTCACCTTAACACCCTCAAATTTATTTGCAGCGTGAACGAAATAAGTGTTTCCTATATAAGCACCACAATGCCAACCAGACGGGGATTGTCTGCTACGAAAGAATAGCAAATCCCCAACTTGTAAACTATCACGTTTAACTCTTACAGTTTGGTTCCATTGTTTATATGCCACATTCTGTAGATCCAGACCATATACATCTTTGTATAGTCGTTTAGTAAACTGAGAGCAATCGATCCCCTTTTCGGTCCTACCTCCTAATTTATACGGTTTACCCAACCATTTTAAAATAAAACTATTTAAAACAGTATCCTCAGTAAAGACACCATCATCAAATTTTTCCAGTGGCACTTGTGCAACTGATGTAAAAGATAACAGTATACCTAGTACAACTGTTATTGATTTTAATTTTTGATTTTTCATAATAAACTTAATAAATAATAAGAAAGTTTGTAACCAGTAAACGCCCCCAACGCTGATGGTATGGGGAAGACAATAAGTTTACCTAAATCTGTTACATATTTCGGTCTGTTGACAATCTTACCCATGAAAAAGTAATAAGTAAGATATCCAAATAAAACTGCAATGTCAGTTCTAGTTGCAATAAAAACAACTAATGTTGCTCCAATAAATCCAAATGTAAAATTATCTCTTATACCCTCCCAAATCTCTAACCATGTTGCATCTTTCCATTCTTTATAAATTTTCTGTGTTTTTTTTCTCATTAGTTTTTCTCCTAACTTAATTACTTAGTGGTGCTTTAATTTTTGGATGTGACTGATAGTTTAATAATTCAAAACAATCAGGTCTATAACTTAATATTTTTTGTTCGAATGTTTTTTCGCCCAAGTGAGCTTTAACTGCTTCATGTTGATACCAATTACGTTCTGTGATTTGCACTGTAGGTAATTGAAATGGCTCTCTGCTAATTTGTTCCTTTGCTTGTTCAATATGGTTAGAATATAAATGAACATCACCTAAGTTACCTATTAGCTCATCTGGTATCATCTTAACTTCTTTTGCAATAATTTCTAGCAGCAGCGCATAAGATGAGATGTTGAATGGTAAACCTAAGAATGTATCTACACTTCGTTGATTCCACATTAAAGAGATGGCTTTTGTTGGTATGTTTTGTTTATCACACATATCCCCCGTAACCGTTGAGCCAAATCTGAAATCACCTAGCTTTACTCTTTCATAAAGTGTTAGGTCTCTTGTATAAACTTGAAATCCATAATGACAAGGTGGGAGAACCATCTGATCTAATTGACCCACGTTCCATGCGCTCACCATCAATCTTCTACTGTCTGGATTTGTTTTTAAATCTTTAATAAGATTAGCTATTTGATCAATCCATTCATCCCCCTCAACATATGTATCATTACCAGTTAAGGGGTCTTTTAGTGTTGTTTTAATTAATTTTTTGGTGTGCCATTCTCTCCACTGTGCACCATAAATTGGGCCGAGTTCACCCCACTCATCAGCGAAGTCTTGATTCTCTCGAATCATTTGTTCAAATTGATTTATGTCAGCAACATCGCCACCCCCATCATATTGTTTAACAATAGATTTAGTATTTCTATAATTCTTATATGCATCACCGCTCCAGATATGACAATCGTAATCCAATAAAAACTTGATGTTAGTATCTCCTCTTAGAAACCATAGAAGCTCTGTTACAAGAGATTTCCAAGCCATCTTCTTAGTTGTAAGCAAAGGAAAACCTTCACTCATTTTATGACGAATCTGTCTACCAAAAACTGAAATAGTCCCGGTTCCTGTCCTGTCTTTCTTTTCAATACCGTTATCTAAAATATCTTGTAAAAGATCCTGGTAGCATTTATCTATATTGTTCATATGCTTTTAATCTTTTTTTGTTTTCTCTTTCACATTCGTGAGAATAATTTTCTTTATATCCAATGATTCTATGAAACTCTCTATATGCGTCGGGATGTGTTTGTTTAAGGTGTTCTATTCCGTATTCATATTCAAAAAGAATACTTTCATAACGATTTTCTTTATTATCCCACCCATCTGATTCTCTAACAAAGTCTATTTCTAATTCATTAATAACTTTAGTTAAAGAATCTTCTTTACAAACGTTATGAGCCTGTGGCGCAATCATGTCATGTGGTTTACGCATCGCTACAATTGTTAAAACAATAATCAATGCTGTACCAATAATAAGTCTTATGACAGTATCTTTATTTTCCATTTGTGTAATAAATGTTTTTTTGAATTTGTATTCCCGCAAAAAATATTAACCAACGAAATGATAACCCAATCGCTGGTGATGTGATCCCTGTTTCAAAAAACACATCTTCTCTATAAAAGAAAACAATTGTAGGTATAATAAACCAATGATGCTTCTTTTTGTAAATAAAAAAATCTGTTAGATATTTTGGTTCTTTATTCGTCATAATTTCCGGTTGTTCTTCTTAATAGTTTATCTACATCGTCTTCACGTTCTTTAAGTTCTACCATACGAATATAGTAGCTATCTGCATTAGCTTCTGGTTGATTGGCTTTGACGTTTTTTTCAAACCATTTACTAAACCACTTTCCTTTGTACACAAGTACTTGACATCTTTCACGAAACTCTTCTGCGTCAGATTCATCTAGTAAATCTTCTTCAACTAGTTTATTAAGAACTATGTCCTTGACCTTGTTGTAGTTCTCCATTTCCGATGTTAAATCCATTTTCTTTGAGTTTTTTTAAGCATTTAAAAATAACGTGGCTTTCCACGATTGAGAATCTATCATTACAGCCATCTAAAGCTATTTCTAATAGCTTGATAGCCAATGTTTTATCCATCTTATCTAGGACGGCGTCTAGGTCGTTTTCATCCCTAAATTCCAATAAATCGTTAAAAATCGCTGGCATATAGCTAAGATACATAAAAAAAATTAAAAAACCAAATAAAGTATTTATTAATATGAATCTAAGAATTTCAAACCAGGAGTTTCCGGTAGAGATGCAAACGACCCCAGAAGAAATCCAAAGAGGTATGTCTGGTAGAGACACCCTAGATGGTTGCATGGGGTTTAAACTTAAGAAGGGGTACCATACATTTTGGATGAAGGATTGTTTGATTCCTTTAGATATAGTGTTTGTATTGAATGGTAAAATATCGAAAATTTTTAGAGACTGTCAGCCATGTTCTAAAGAAGAATGCCAAAGATTTGTTGGCCCAGCTGATCATGTGTTTGAATTCCCATCCGGTACCTGCGGGAATTTTAAAGAGGGAGATAGCGCAAATCTTTATTTAGGGACAAAATTTAATCCCGCATAAACTTTAACTTTTCATTTTTTTTACTTATATTTTTCCTATACTAATTTAACAAATAAACTATTTATTTTTAAAAGCAATACTATGGGATGCGGATGTAAAAAAAAGACTAACGAAAATGTTCAAACCACAGAAGGTCAAGCAACAGCTACAGTGGTTTCTAACGACCAAACAACTCAACAAGAACAGACACAAGAGCAAATTGTACAAGTGGCAGTCGCTCTCCGTGAGATGATCGAAAATAAGGAACTGTAATATAAAAATAACGGGTATATATTTTTTTGCCCGTTATTTTATTGTCCTAGTTCTATATAAAGATATATATATTCAAATATGAAATCGAATACTAAACTAACGAGTGTGAACATCTTAGAAGATGTTTACAAAAAATTTAAAATTAAATCTATAGAAGGTTCAATTAATTTACAGAAGCTTGTTAATCGTTCTTTAGATTTATACAACAAAGATGAGAGCTTCAGAAATACAATAAATAATCATAACGGATTAGCATCCAGTGGATCAAAGTTTTAATTTAATGAAGAAGAAAATATTATTATTATCAGATGATTTAAGAATGTCGTCCGGTATTGCCACAATGTCCAAAGAGATTGTTATAGGTACCGTACACAAATATGATTGGGTGCAATTAGGTGCCGCAATTAAACACCCAGAATTCGGTAAGGTTGTTGATATTAATGATGATATAAGAAAAAGAACAGGCGTTAAAAACGCTAATCTTAAAATCATACCTTACAACGGCTATGGCGATATTGGTATTTTGAGAAAACTAATTGCAGAAGAGAAACCAGATGCAATTCTTCACTTTACTGATCCACACTATTGGCAATGGTTATATGACAATGAACACGAAATTAGACAACATGTTCCATTGTTATTTTACCACATATGGGATGATTTACCAGATCCACTATACAATAGAAATTATTATGAAAGTTGCGACTGGTTAGGCTGTATCTCCAAACAAACATACGGTATTGTACATAGAGTAGGTAAAAAGAAAAACGGTTCCACGTGGAAACCATTGCAAGATTGGCAAATAAAATATGTTCCTCATGGTATTAATCCTGAGACATTCAAACCATTGAATAAAGTATCAGATGAAATAAAAAGTTTAGTACATGGGAATAAAGAATATGATTTTGTTTTATTCTATAACAATAGGAATATTAGAAGGAAGCAACCGTCAGATGTGATTTATTCTTTTAAACTATTCTGTGATCAATTACCAAAAGAAAAGGCGGAAAAATGTTTGTTATTAATGCATACTGCTGCTGTTGATGAGAATGGTACAGACCTACCTGCAGTAATTGAAGCACTTTGTCCATATGATGTTAAATTCACAGGATTGAAATTAGAACAAGATAAATTAAATGAGATTTATAATACTGTTGATTGTACAATTAATATTGCAAACAACGAAGGATTTGGTTTAACTACTGCAGAATCTTTAATGGCCGGTACACCAATCATAGCAAATGTTACAGGCGGTTTACAAGATCAGATGGGTTTCGATCTTAGTGAAGATGATTACATCACAATAGGATCGTTACATCATAAAGGTAAATCAAAACATTTGGTTCAAGAGGGTGAATGGGTTGAGGCTATTTGGCCCGCAGCGATTAATTTAAATGGATCAGTACCAACACCATACATTTTTGATGATAGGGTAAACGATGATGAAGTTGCTAGTGCTATTATGAGAATGTACAAGTATGGTAAAAAGAAAAGAAAAGCAAAGGGATTAAAGGGTAGAGAGTTCATGGTTAATACTCTATCTAACAAAATAATGTGTGATAAAATGATCGAGGGTATTGAAACAACTCTTGAGAATTGGGAACCTAAAAAAAGATTTGATTTATATAAAATTGTATGAGTAAACCATTTTTATTATTCAGAGGACCGGTACAAACAAGAAGCGGTTACGGAGCACACGCTAGAGACTTACTACAAGCGTTGTATAAAATGAATTTATATGATATTAAGATTGATAGTTGTCCTTGGGGATCGACACCAATGACTGCACTTGAAAAAGATAATGTATTCCACATATGGATTCAATCTAACATCATTACAACACTATCCATTCAACCAGATGTGTATGTCCAAGTAACGGTACCAAATGAATTCCAGAGAGTAGGTAAAATAAACATAGGGGTAACCGCTGGTATTGAAACTACAGTTGCACCTAAGTCTTGGGTTGATGGGTGTAATAAAATGGATATGATTATTACTACCTCACAATTTTCAAGTGAAGTGTTGATGAGCACTGTTTATAACGAAACAGATAATGTTAGTGGTAAACTAATTAAACAACACAAAATTGAAAAACCTATCAAAGTATTATTTGAAGGTGTGCATACAGATGTTTTTAATAATGTGTACACTGGTATTGATTTAGATGTAAAAGAAGATTTTGCATTTCTTTTTGTTGGTCATTGGTTAAAGGGTAATATTGGACAAGACAGAAAAGATGTATCAATGTTGATTAAATGTTTTGTCGAAGCTTTTAAAGATGCTGAAAATGCGCCTGCACTTGTTTTAAAAACATCAGCAGCTACATTCTCAATTAAGCAAAGAGAAGATCTTAGAAAAAAGATTAGTGAATTAGCTAAGGGTATTGAAGCCCCACCACCAATTTATTTGTTGTTTGGTGAATTAACGGATAAAGAAATGAATGAGCTATACAACCACCCAAAAGTAAAAGCAATGGTTTCTTTAACTAAGGGTGAAGGTTTTGGTAGACCTTTACTTGAATTCACTATGACTGGTAAACCTGTGATTGCTTCAAACTGGTCAGGGCACAAAGACTTTTTACCAATGGATAAAGGTATAATGATTGGCGGAAAGTTAACAGATGTAGACGAGAGTGCGGTAGATGATTTTATTTTAAAGGGATCTAAATGGTTTACAGCAAATTATAATGAAGCTGCGGAAGTAATGAAAATCGTGAGAAACGAATATGAGAATTTTACTGAGAGGGCAGAAAATCTTAGGATAGAAAATTCAACTAAATTTAGTTTTGACAACATGGTTGCTGAGTTTCAAAAACTTTTACCAACAACAATTTCTACGGAAGATGCCCCAAAACAAAAACCAATTAATCTACCTAAGTTGAATAAAATTAAATAAAATGGCAAAGAGCAAAAAGAAAACAAATAATCAACCAAATGAAATTTTGAGGCTTAGTGCTCCGATGAGTAATAGTTTATTTATTAATCCAACTAATGGGAATTATAAAGATTGTGAATGGTGTTTTCAGTTTGATGATAGTGAACCACATGTATTTGCAGCAACAAAACCATTTTATCAAGGTGATCAAGCTAAGATATCCTTTACACTCACTAATCAAACAAGCACAAACATAGTCTTTAAGGACTATAAAACAGGTAAAGAATTTAAACTATTTGTAAGAGAAAAAATATGAAAATTAGTTTCGCAATCACAGTATGTAACGAGTATGAAGAAATCAAGCAATTGGTTCCATTCTTAATTAAGAATAAAAGAAATAATGACGAGATTGTCATTTTATTTGACAGTAAAAATGGGGACGAGAAAGTTCTTGACTTTTTGTTAGGATTTAATAAATTACCTAATGTTCAAACCTGGAGATCGTTTGATTTTAATAACGATTTTGCAGAATGGAAAAATAAGTTAAATGAGTATTGCACAGGAGATTATATCTTTCAATTGGATGCTGATGAATTAATCAGTGAATATATGGTTAAAAATATTCACGAGATCATTGAAATGAATTTGGAGATTGATTTATTTTTTGTTCCTAGAATCAATACAGTGAAGGGTTTAACTAATGAACATGTTAAGAAATGGAGATGGAACGTGGATGCGGATGGTAGAGTTAACTATCCCGATTACCAGGGAAGAATTTATAAATCAACTTTAAAATGGGGAGGTAAAGTGCATGAAAAAATTGTTGGCGCTAAATTTTATTCATTACTTCCAATGGAAGAAGAGTATTCTTTGTCTCATCACAAAACAATAACTAGACAAGAAAAACAAAATGATTATTATGAAAACATTAAATGAGATATATGAACGATACCAATCACCAGAAGGACACGGTGATAAGGGTACTGCTCACACATACATTGGTGAATATGACAGATTATTATCTCCTTATAGAAAAAATTCAGTATTTCTTGAAATTGGTCTGTGTGAAGGGGAATCGTTAAGAATGTGGGAAGAGTATTTTATCGATTCTAAAGTAATTGGTATTGATATCACTAGCAAATTTTTAACTCATTTAATTAACGAGCCGGGGCATAATATCATTATCGGTGACGCAACACAGGAAGATATTGTAGAAAAAATTGATGAAAAATTTTTTGATGTTATTATTGATGACGGTAGTCATAGACTTACTGATCAAATAAAAACATTTGATATTTTTAAATCAAAAATGAAACCTGGTGGGATATACATTATTGAAGATATTGTTGCATTAGATAATGTTAAAAATATTTTTTCTGGGCTTCACAATAACATAGAAATTATCGATAATAGACATATAAAGCGTAGGGACGATGACGTTCTAATAATATATAAATTTTAAATTATGAAGGTTTTAATTACAGGTATTGCGGGTTTATTAGGTTCAAGATTAACAGATTATATCATTGAAAACCACAAGGGTGTTGAAATTGTAGGTATAGATGATTTGAGTGGGGGCTACTATGAGAATGTAAATTCTAAGGTTAGTGAATTAAGGGTGTTAAATCTTGTTACAGGAAATTTAGAAGAGTGTTTTAATGAACATAAATTTGATTATGTTTTTCACTTTGCAGCTTACGCGGCTGAAGGATTGTCACCATTTATTAGACAATACAATTATGAGAATAATTTGGTAGCAACAGCAAGAATAGTAAACCAATGTATTAAACATGATGTGAAGAGATTAGTGTTTACATCTACTATGGCTGTCTATGGTCATGGAAATGGGAATATTTTTGATGAATCACAAATACCACAACCAATTGATCCATATGGTATCGCAAAATATGCTTGCGAAATGGATATTAAAGTTGCTGGAGAACAACATGGATTAGATTGGTGTATAATTAGACCACACAATGTATATGGCATTAAACAAAACATCTGGGACAAATACAGAAATGTATTAGGTATCTGGATGTACCAACATATGAATGGTCAACCAATGACAATATTTGGGGACGGTGAACAAAAAAGAGCATTTAGTTATATTGATGATTGTTTAGAAGGTTTATGGAAAGCATCACAACTTCCGGAATGCTCAAAAGAAATTATTAATTTGGGTGGAACAAAACATTATACAATTAATGAAGCAAATAAAATTTTACGAGATGTTATTGCTGGTGGTGATACTGTTTACAAAGAACAGAGACACGAAGTTAAAACAGCTGTGCCTACTTGGGCTAAGTCAGTTAAGTTATTAGGATATGAAGATAAAACATCTTTATATGATGGTTTAAAGACAATGTGGAAGTGGGCACAAAAACAACCAAACAGAGATAGATTCGTTTGGGAGACATACGAATTAGATAAAGGAATTTATAGTTTTTGGAAAAAATAAGAATATGAAAAAAATAGAGTTTATTATCCCAACTTACAACAGACCTGAAAAGTTAATGGTTATGTTGTCTTCAATAAAAGCACAATCAGTTGACTTGTGGAAAGTTCATGTTGTTGCAGACGCACCATATGATGGATATCAAGAAGTCAAAGATTATTTTAAAAATGATGAAAGATTTAAGTTTTCAGAATTAAATGGCCCACATAAAGATTGGGGGCATACTGCTAGAAATTATGGATTAGAGAGAGCGGAAGAAGAGTGGGTAGTGATGTCTGGAGATGATAACTACTATGTGCCAATTTTTGTGGAAGAGTTTTTAAATTCCGTCAAGTATAGAAAGGATGCTAACTTTGTACACTGTAACTTGGTGCATAATTGGATTAATAATGATTATATTGGTTTAATGTCGAGACCACAGTTACATGGTATTGATATCGGTAACTTTATGACCAAAACAAAATTCGCTAAACAAATGAGATTAGATGTTACTAAAGTTGATGCTGATGGTTTATTTGTAGAAGAGTACATTGATAAATTTAAGGGGGGTATCATTCACATTCAGAAAATATTATATGTCCACAACTAATATCACATTTGTTTTAGCAGTTTTAAATAAATTAGATCTAACAGAGAATTGTTATTCCCGGATAAGAGAAATATATCCAACAGTACCATTTGTAATAAGCAGCGGCGGATCAACAGATGGTACCAAGGAATGGCTTGTAAGTATGGCTGAAAAAGATGCTAATCTAACCATCTTTCATGATGATGATAGATTAGCATTTTCAGAAACATATAATTCTGGGATAAAATTAGTCGATACAGACAAGTTAGTATTAATTCACAATGATATGATCATCGGAGAAGGGTTTTTAGAGGCCATAGAGAGGCTTTTAGAACCAAATATGGTGTTATCATATACAACAATAGAACCGCCGATTTTTAAGGGTCATAGAAGGCCCGGTAAGGTATTATTAGATTTGGGTTCATCATTCGAAAATTTTGATTATTTTAATTTTAATCAATATGTTGAAGAACATAAAAATGATGACGATTTATATGATGGTGCCGTGTTTTTTATGAGTGGGTATAAAAAAATGTTTGAAGATGTTGGATTTTTTGATGGGTTTAGTTTTATCCCATGTTTTTGTGAAGATGATGATTTCCTTATAAGAGCAAAATTAAAAGGATACGAATTAAAGACATGTGAATCAGCAATTACTTATCATTTTGTTTCTCAAACATCAAGGTTTAGTGATGACTTTAAAAAGGATAGAGCATTACATGAAGTGTCTTCTGGAAGAAACTTTGTTAGAAAATGGGGTATACCTATAATCATTTTTAATGAACTGCGTTATTGGGAAGAAAAGAATTTTACATATAAAACTTTTTCAATGGGGTTAATAACGAGAAATAAAAAAAGACTCATGCAAGTTGAGCCATTCTTTGATAAGATAGACCTTGGTGAGGTTCCGGAGGATTATATTAATAATGAACAAAAAAGAACTAGGTATGATCTTAGAACTAAATTTACATTAATAGACACTGTAGATGTGACGGTAACAGAATTGGAAGAATTTACAGATGAAGATATGCAAACATTATATCGTTTAAGGTTATCTATTCCGTACTATGAGCCTGGGGAATATCAATTAGGTAATATGTTAATACAAATAAAAAAGGAGCTTTAAAAGCTCCTTATTTTTTATTCTTTTGTTTCCTTTTTAATAAGTCTAAATAAAACCTGGTACTTGTCTTTAGATTTACCAGCTTCTTTTAAATCTTCTTTTGTAATTTCAGGGTACTCTAGATCTATTTCAGTATTTAAAAGCTCACCATATTCTTTATCAAATTCAACATACTTCGGATTAATTACTTTACTAATTACGTTACCCTCATCATCTTTAACCTCATTAAACATCTTAACTAGAATACCACCTTTCTCGTCTTCCTCACCATGTTTTTTGATAAGATCATCTCTTAGTCCGTCTACTTTTCTTCTTTCTTTAGATAAAACTTCACTAAGTTCTGTTAACTCATATTTTAGAATAATAGTTAAATTTTGCTTCAAAAAACCTTCATAAATTCTTTCTCCAGTTTCTTGGTTTACGAACCCGTTAATTTCGCTCTCAAGTTGAAGCACATCGCCTAATTTAAATTTACTTTTTTCCATAATTTTAATTCTTGTTTTATAATATATATGTTATTTTTTAAAAAGTGAATAGTTTATAGGATGGTTAAAATTGCAAAAGTTATCATAAGAGATATCCAAACAATTAATGCTTTTAAGTAGGTCATAAATCCAGTATGGAAATACTTTTGACCTATGGGTAAGCACTTATGGGAGGGTGATATCAGATAAGCGGAATACTCTAACGTGAAGAATAGTACAAAATATTCCATACCAAATACTGTTGTTAATAAGCTAACAATACTAGCATATTTTGCTGATGACCCAAGTAAGAAAGAAGCCATAAACCCAAGCATAGAAACAACCAAGATACTCTCTGGATTTTTATATTGTTTAATATAGTTTTCAATATCTGAATAATAACTATTGGCTACGTTTCCTATTATAATAACCGCAGCAACAATTAACACCAAGTCCCAATTTATATAGGATAATAACTTATCCCATAACTTAGAATAACTAATTAAATAAAAGGTGAATACCGTAAATGCTAGAAAGTAATAGTCGGTAAAACAACTAACCAATATCGTCGATAAGAACGGTAAAACCACCAGATATATGTTTTTCCAATTAATCGGTTCATCTTTAACATCAATATCAATCTCATCGTCTTCCAGTGATAAAATATAATATGTGATATAAAGACCTGTGATTAATAACAGTGGCCACACATATAACATAAACTTAGAGTATGTCAATCCTAGTACTGCCATAGGAATGATTACAGTCTTTTCTAATGGGGACCATAGGTAATAATGATGTGTTGCAAGGTAATCGATGATACCAAACTTCTTACGTTTCTTATTATCAACTGGTGCGATACTATTAAGCATTGATGCGGATAGTGCAACCCTACCAGGAATTGGTAGAACACCACCAAATAATGATACTAAGAAGACAACCATCTTCTTTGATTTAACTTTTTGTTCTAAAAGTCTAAAAACGTCCATAAGGTATCCTCTTTCTTTGAGGATACCTGTGATGAACATAATGAATATTAAATAGACAAGGAACTCTTGTCCTTTGATTAAAATCTCCATCCGAATATAATTAAGGTTCTTGATTGTTTAGCGTCTTGATTTAAGCCTGGCATGTGCTCAATGTTTAGATAACCTTTGTTACTAAAACGATATTGAACTAGTGGACCTAGATACCATTCTTGTGACCCCCCATCAAAATCATTATATCTAAACATGTGTGAGACACCAACGGATAAATCATTGTTAATGATGTTAGCATAAGATGCGGTATATGCATACTCAGGTTCTCTTTGCTCTTTAGTACTTGCAAGATTACCTTCATAGATTGCATTAAAGCCCCATATGCCTCTTTCGCCAATTCTATCACCTAATAATAACTTAGGTTCAATACCCCAGCGACCATCTAACATTTTCATTTCGTAGTAAAGTGTTGGGTTACCCCAGATTTTACCCCAATCTGCTAATGCATATCTAAGTTCCCAAGAGAAACCTCTCCATTTAAAAGTTTTGGCACCATCCAAGCCATCATAAACTGTGTGAGAGTATAAATCTAATTGAAGTCTTTTACCCAAACCAAATGTAAATTCATCTCTCATTCTGATTTGTGCTGGTCCGTTTCTTCTTTGTCTAATATCAAACCACTTCTCATACATCGCAGTACCAGGAGGATTCATTACATAGACTCTTGTGGATGGAAACATTCTGATGGTAGTCCAAAGTGGTTGGCCATATGGCCCTACTTTGGTCATCAATGGAACTTTTTTAGCTGTTACAATAATCTCTTGTAACTCGTTTTTAGTTGTGTCCTGAGACTTTTTCAGGGCTTGCTCAGATCCCTGTTTGATCGCGCTGTTACTATATTGACCGAATGACAATGTAGCAACAAACAATAATGCTAACATTAGCGATAGCATTTTCATTGTTTTCTTCATCTGTTTTTTTGTTTTTAAAGAAAGTTTATTACTATCAAATATAAACAAAAAAAACGAAAAAAAGAACCTATTTGCCTATTAAAAATACACCTAATCCGTTCCAAAAATCGTCCGGATCTTCACCTGATGTGAATATTTGTTTAGAATGAAAAAGATTTAATTTGTTTTTATCTAAGAATTGTTCAAAGGCTCCACTATCCCAGTTCCAATCATCCATAATTAAAATAGTTTGATCAGAAATAATTGGTAGCATGTTTGTTAATGCTGTATATTGATCGTGAAATTTTGTTTCCCCATCATAGAATATAATATCAACATTTGGTAAGGAGCTAAAGTCAAATGTTTGATAATCAGTTTTATATACTGATATCTTATCTACATCACCGAATTTTTTAACATTATTTAAAAATTCTTCTTGTGGGATAATGTCAATATTGTGTTTATAATAGTTGCCAATTTTTTGACTAACACCTCTCGGGGTTAAATTTGGGGACATGAAATTATCAATCGCGATGGAATAAATGTTGTTACCATATATTGCGGAACAAAATGTGGCACCACGAAAGACACCAACTTCAAGATATGTTGCACCTTCGATATCACAAATATTATTTAAAAAAGATTTGACTTTGTTACTTGTGATTCCATGTATATCTAAAATATCCTGTGTTAGTTTAGATACTTCAAGTCTACCCCACTCAATAGATTCATCAATATGTTTAATTAAGTCCATATGCTTTTTTCTTATGATCAGCAACAATGTCACAGTAATTACAATCCCAACATTGGAACTTACATTTCTTAATTTTATTTCTCCAACCTTTTAATTCTTCATGTGGTATACCATCCAAATATATTTCTGATGTCTTAGATAATATTTCTTTACCTTGAACATATGAGTCAACAATTTCAATAGTTTCATCTAATCTATTAAAACTGTCTCTTCCATGCATTTTAAAGACATCAATATATTCCAGGAATTCATCAAACTCTTCTTTGAATGGTGGAATTGTTCCGGTTTTGAAAAAGAATGCGTTGATATCTTTTTCCCACTTGTGTTCACAGGTTACCTTAGATATCTCATGATGAAAATATGGTAACTCGTTGTTTGTTCTTAGGTTGTTATAAGAATAATGTTCATCCATTACTGGGCATCTACCTAAGCAGCCTTCATTAACAAGTAATGATAGTTTTACGTATCTACCTTTTTCTTCGTAGTATTTTAATTGTGCTCGCTTAATGTTTTTTAATTCCTCAACGTCTCTCATTAGAATTCGATCAAGATTAATGTAATCAAACCCTTGATCAGCATTGTACCAAAAATCTTGGCCGGTTGCAACCTTTCTTAAGATAGTGTTTTTAATTTCCATTTCTGGAAAGTGTTTCTTTAACCCCATTGCAACCCAATGTCCATGCGGAATGGTCATGCATCTTAATCCCTTTTCATATAAAGGTTTAAGGTTATCAACAAATAATTTGTAGTTATCAAACCTAGGAGAAACATTGGTATTATTAAATGTTGCGCTCACAGTAATCCCCAAAGCTTTCTGTACAATCATTGCATTATCAAAAACAACATCTCTAAATTCGTCAGAGAACGTTGATCCCATTGCGTCTTGTGTAAATGGGGGTATTCTACAAGTAAAATAAACATCATAAATCCATTCTTTATTTCTTTCTAAGAATGGATAAAATTTGTTCACAAATACTTCTTCTGAAAGCATTGGATTAAAAGGGATTGAAAATATTTTTTTCATTACTTTGATCCTTCTAAACATCCACCACAAATTCCGTTGCATTCGGTCTTATAAAAGACACAATCTAAACAGCCTTGCGGTATTGTATAATTTTTATGATTTATGGTATAAAGCTCGTCGAACTTATCCCTTAGGTCTAATATACCGTTTTTTCCTGAGATTTCCAAAACATTATCGATCTTTACTTTATCTTGTAAAGGGTAACAATGAATTGAGCTACCGTCGGGAAACACATCTAACGGCATAAAGCCACAGATGGTATCATATTCTGGTATTTTAAATGTGGCAAAATTTAAAGAATTTTCTAATACAGCTTTCTTGGTTTTACCTTCCCATAAACATGGAGGTACTTGACAATCAGAAGTAATCTTAATACCGTTATATAACCCGAATTTAAGGATTTTGGTAATCTCGGCACCCATTTCTTTATTGTTAATCAAATACGTGCCAGTAAGATCTAAACCAACTCTAATTGCATTTACTTTACCATCCAATTCATGATATAACCATTTTATATAATCATAAAAGTTTCTATCTTTCCAATCTTTTGACATGGTTATAGCTAAGTAAAGTCTAGGGTTGGTATCAAACCCCCAGGTATTAGCATAGGCTTTATAAATTTCTAGATAGTTCTTTTTAAAAATAACCATCCTGTTTTTTTCGTTTAATTCTGCAGCATTTGGGAATACCCATCTAATGTTTTTTATATTATCGATTAAATAATCTCTAGTTGTTTTACCAAATAAAAAATTACTAACAAGATTTATCTTCATATTTTTACTGAAGATATAATCAAGTATATCAATAAAATTTGGATGTTGTGTTGGTTCACCACCTAGAATGGTAATTTCTTCTTGTGGTGTGTTTAAACGATAATGGTTGATAATTTTATCAACCATTTCTATTGTCATGTTACCTAAAGTATGTTTTAATCTTGCGTCTTCTTTAGTAAAGCAAAATGAACACCCTTTAGCGCACGTCCCATTAATTGCTAAATTCATTAAAAGTCCATTTTCAGGGTTAAAGGTGTGAATGGCACATTTTCATCTTCTTTTTGTTGCTTACTCATAGCCACCCCAAATTTCTCATGTTTCAATCTATGGCAATCAGCAATAGTTTGACAAGCTTTAATTCTTTCTTCTAATAATTGTTGTTCTAATAACAAGTTTGCTAATTTAGTATTATATGATGTTACGTTGTTAATAATTTTCTGAACAAAAGTTGCTTTGTCGATTCCTCTACCTGTAGATAACACATCTATGATCGGTGTTTGATAATCACTATCTGCAGTCCAACCAAAAGCTTCTCTCTTTTGTTCTTCCCAAGTGTCTTTTTCTAATGTGGAAGCGTCAACCATTAGCTCTTTATATCTTTCAGAAAATCTATCCGCAACAACTTTTTTCATTACTGCTTTGTTGAAAGCAACACCAGCTGCTTTATCTTCATCGGTTAAAAAGTGTTTTACTTTTTCTTCATCTGTTTCTCCTGATTCAGCTAACTGAGGGATCTCATCCATGATGTGTGAATTTGTTCTAACACTGATATAATCTTTATAGATGTCAGCAAATACAAACCCTCTAGCAACTTCTGGTGGTATAATAATAGCCCCCATACGGTTGAGCTCTACTCTCATGTCATTATATTCGTCAGCAATTCTTCCATAATTGTAGTTTAAGTACATACCCACAACATGAATGTAGCCCGGAACATTACCTTGTAATTTAAAAATAATATGCGTCATTATAATAATTTTTCTGTTTGAATATTATTTGGTTTATCTAACTTCAATTGATTTTTTAATGATTCTTCAATTGAAAAGTGATTTGTTGTTGCTTGTGTCATTAATTGATTAATGTTTCTGTCAATTGAAATAGTATATGATGAAGCTAAAGATAATACTTGTTTTTGTTGTTCAGGATCCATCATTAAAATTGAATCTAGGTTACCCGTTCCAATTCTTCCATAAGATATCATATCGAGCATCGCTTGCTTAGCCATACGAACAGTCCAATATTCATGCTCATATTTTTCCTCTAATTCATGGTTACCAAATACATCAATTAATTTTGTGCCGTCTGGTAAGATTGAGTCCTCGCTTTCTAAAAATTCTTTAATTAAATCAATGAACCCTTGTCTTTCTCTATAAGCGTCTCTTAAATTTCTTTTGAATTTTCTTAAATCAATTTGTTTATCAGCAATTGTTAAATCGATCATTTCTTTTCTTTTTGGGTCGGCTATAAATTCCTTACTTTCTTCATCCATTTGGATTTCTAATTCCGCTTTTCTAACTGTATACTCTAAATGCTCTACAGCATCCTCTCTACCTCTTAATTCCAATAGCCATTGTTTTAATTTTGCGTATGGGGTTATTTGTGCTCCACCAACGAAATTATATGCTTTATACTTTGGTAATGCGAAAGACATATTTTCTGAGATTTTCATCAATTTCTCATCGAATGGATTATTTAAATTTTTTGCTCTGTCATATTTGTAACCTTCCATAAATAAAATTGTTTTTGTTGTAATATAAGTAAAAATTTTCAAATTGTCAACTATTGCCTCCAGCCGCAATGTCCTGATGATGTCCCCGAATTTACCGCTGGGTTTAATCCGGTTACACTAGAACTTCCACTATCTGTTGCATAAGTAAATTTCCAGCTAACATTATTTTGTCCACCACCGTCATAACAGCCTAACATATATTGCCAATCTTGTCCCATAGTAAAATTCTCTTCCCCGCAGTTAGTGTGAGGTTTTGCCACATTACCAATATTGGTATCGCTAGCATTGCTCCATCTTCTTAGATTATACCCACCATTATAACTTCCTTCATTACCTGCATATCCTTTACCATGTTTAGAGCTAATACCTTTTTGCTGAGCATGTGCACTCCAATGAGTTGATGATGATGGTGTCTCGTTTGAAAAATTAAATTTAATACCGGCACTAGATGTCCAAGCGTATCCAAAACTTTCATCAAAAAATGCTCCACCTCCATCATTTCCACTGATAGATGTTACAGCAAAACCACTTACATAACTTTCGTTCGATAAATTAAATTTTTCTATTGTTGTTGATCCTCCGGAAATTAAATAAGCCGCTTCAGTTTCTTTTTGCATAGTCGCAACGTCGCTTCGTGCAATACTAGTATTAAACTTTGATTGATGTGCGTAATTGGTATCAGTAATCATATTGATCGCTGAAGTTCTTGTTCCGTGAATACTATCCGGACCTTTCCATGCACCATCATCGTTCACGGACCAAACAAAGAAAATAGATTTGTTACAAGCGCCAGATGTATATGATGCTGGGTAATCTAGCAACTCGCCAATATGTGTTGTTTGATCGGTAAGGTTGGTAACTTTGTGAACATTCTTCCATGGTGACGCATCTTTATAACCACCAGCCAAATAAGAATAGTTAATAATTTGTCTATATCTAAATGCTGTGGGTTGTGTTTCTTGTGCCGCAATTCTTTCCCAGCCATTATCGATATTTGAAACGCCAGTATATAACATCAAGTAGTTACTACCACTGGTTGTTGTTTCAAGAAATAATGAACCTGAGCTTGGATTAGAGGGTCTGCTTGCTCTTGGCCCTCTTGGTGGTCTGTTAACAACTCTATCAGACCTTAAACTACCACTAACTTCTAAATTCTCGTATATCATTTTTATATCTTTTTATGCTCTCCAGCCACAATGACCGGAAGATGTACCGCCATTAACACCAGGTGCCAATCCGCTTACGCTTGTTGTTCCAGTATCTGTTGCATAAGTAAATTTCCAGCTTGTATTATTTTGTGCTCCGTCATAGTTTCCAAGCATATATTGGTGGTCTTGCCCCATGGTAAAGTTTTCTTCACCACAATTTGGGTGTGGTTTAGCAACGTTACCTAGATTTGTGTCGCTAGCGTTGCTCCATCTTCTTAGATTGTATCCGCCCGAATAACTACCTTCGTTACCAGCGTAACCTTTACCTACTTTAGAACTAATGCCTTTTTGTTGTGAGTGTGCCCCCCACATACCGGTTGAAGTAAATGTTTCTGAAGCAAAGCTGAATTTAATTCCTGCACTAGATGTCCATCCATATCCAAAGTTTTCATCAGAAAAAGCGGATCCACCATCACCACCATCTATTGTTGTTAAGTTATAACCGGTCATTATTGATTCGTTGCTTAAATCAAATTTTTCAACATAAGAACTACCACCAGTAAACATGTATGCAAATTCAGTTTCTTTATGCATTGTACCCAAATCACTTCTTGCTGTTGTTATATTAAATTTTGTTTGGTGTGCATAGTTTGTATCATTTGCCATATTAATTGCTGATGTTCTCACACCATTAACATCTGATGGCCCTTTAAATGCATTATCGGTATTCACTGACCATACAAAGAAAATGTACTTACTACAAGCACCTGATGTATATGATGCCGGATAATCTAATAGTTCACCAATATGTGATGTTTGGTCTGTTGAATTAATTGTTTTATGTACGTTCTTCCATGGTGAAGAGTTTTTATACCCTCCGGCCAAATATGAAACAGCAATTATTTGTCTAAATTTAAAGCCAACATTTGAATTGACTTGTGAGGATACTCTTACCCATCCACTATCACCATTATCTAACCCAGTATAAACCATGAGAAAACTACCACTAGCCGCTTGCTCCAAATACAAAGAACCAGTAACAGGACTGCTTGGCCTATTTGCCCTACTTCCTGCTGGTGGTTTTGCAATCCCCTGTGCTCTAAGTGACCCACTAATCTCTATGTTATCGTGACGCATATTTTATAAATACATTTTTTAATTTCTCCAACCGCAATGCCCCGATGACGTACCACCATTAACCCCTGGAGCTAGTCCAGCTGGGTTTACGGTTCCCGTATCAGTTGCATAAACAAACTTCCAACTCGTATTATTTTGTAAACCATCATAGTTTCCAAGCATATATTGATGATCTTGCCCCATAGTGAAGTTTTCTTCCCCACAATTTCCGTGTGGTTTGGCTACGTTACCTATGTTGGTTTCGTTAAATACATTCCATCTTCTTAAATTATAACCTCCATTATATGTGCCCTCATTACCAGCATATCCCTTACCCCATTTTGAGCTAATACCTTTTTGTTGACCGCTTGCACCCCATTGTTGGTTTGTTGTGAAAGTATCTGTGGCAAAAAACAATTTATTACCACTCTCCGAACCATAACCATAACCATAATTTTCATCTGAAAAACCAGATGCACCAAGAGAACTAGTGAGGGATGTTTTTAAAGTTAAGTATGGTTGCATATTTGGATAATACACACTATACATAACTTCATTAGTTAAATTAAATTTCTCTACAGTCGCAACACCACCACCAAATACCCAAGCAAATTCTGTTTCTTGGAATAATGTACCTAAATCGTCTCTTGCATTTGCTAAATCCCATTTAGATTGGTGTGCATACGCAGTTTCATTTACCATATGAACACCTGTTGTATATGTTGAATGTATTTGTGTTGCCGATTTCCATAGACCGTCTGTGTTAGTTGACCATACAAACAATATTGATTTACTACACGCACCAGATGTATATGATGCTGGATAGTCCATTAATTCACCTAAGTGAACTGTTTGATCGGTTGCATTTGTTGTGCGGTGTACATTCTTCCATGGTGAAGAATCTTTATAACCACCGGCCAAGTATGAGAAATTAATAATTTGTCTATATAAAAAACCTATTCTATCTGTATTTTGTGAACCAACTGGCTCCCATCCATCATCTCTATTTGATGCTGCTGTGTACGTGACAACAAAACTTCCACTACTAGATTCTTCAAGGTAAAGAGATCCTATTTCTGGGCTAGATGGTCTATTAGCTCTTGGTCCTCTAGGTATTATATATTGTCCACTAACATCTAAAGAGCCACTAACAATTACATTTTCTCTTAACATACTTTAATATACGTATTTTATCTCAAAACAACAACCCTTCCGGTTCTATTTGCTGCAAAAGTTATTGTCACTACACTTGTGCTTGTTGTTACAATTGAGGATGGCCAGAACATCTCGTCGTTACTATCATAAACCATGACCATTACATCTTTAGATCCTAAGTTATGTGTAACAGTTACTGATGATACGTTACTGAATGACGTAGCATATGTTGAGTTTCCAAAATCTTTAACAAGATTTCCGCTTCTAGCATAAATTGCACCACCACTTGTAATATAAGCAACTGTAGATCCCGCAGATTGGAAATTAACCATAGTAGCTTGCCCGCCACCTGACACTGTGTTAGAATTTATATCAATTCTACCAGCTCTTAATTCCATGAAATCTTCTTGATCGTTCTCAACTCTAATAGTTAATTTTGCTCTCTCAGATACACCGCCACTATTGTTTTCAAGATATATCTGAGCACCATCCGATGGATAATTGTTACCAGAACGAAAATCAATACCACAATATCCAGTTGCATCTGCGGCGGAAGATGTTAGTACAATATTTGCATTCGTTATACCGTATGTACTTCTTCCTGTTGCAACACCATTACCAACTGTTAAACCTCCAAATGTTGGTGTGGATGTTGTTGCAACGGCTTGGCCTATAGATACTGTAACAGAACCTGTGGTAGTATCCACACCAACACCTGTTCCTGCATTTACTGCTGTAACTTTTGCTGCAGTATACGTTGTGGATATTGATGAGCCTTGCCATGTACCGCTTGTAATTGTACCAACTGTCGCCAAATTTGATAATGAAGTTAGACTTGTATTTGAACTCGCAGTTATATTTGTTGCATTCCCACTCAATGTACCGATAAAGTTACCCGAGTTAACCGTAACGCCGTTATTATCAACAGTCATTATTTTAGTCCACGTACCACCGCCTGTTCCGGCTGAGTTATACCAATGCGTTAAACCACCTGTACTTAAACTATCAATTGCACCATGCGGAATATTATCTCCATTTCCATCAGGGCCTCCCCACCATACGGAAGCTGTTGATGTTGTACCTCTAAAAAATACTGTTCTACTTGTATCAGTTGAGCTAGCTCCTAAAGAGTTACCAAATGTTACAGAAGATGTTCCAGCACTAAATTTAACAATGTTAGACGTTGAACCAGCAGTTCTTAAATTACCACCTAAAGTTAAATTATTTGTTATTGAAACATTAGGTGTAGTATCACCACTACCGGTTGCAGTAAAGCTCATTGCGGTGGCAAATGAAGTTCCGCTCACATCTTTTCTAAATGTCAAACCATAACTTCCACATGTCAATGCCCAACCGGCCCCCGCAATATCTTTTAAAAACAATGCAGATGCGGCCGTACCCCTACCAACATAAAACCAATCATAACTACCTATTCCTTGAACAGTTCCTGTTGCTGAATATGTTGCCCCAGTAACAATCAAATTACCATTTACTGTTAGACCACCAAATGTTGGTGTTGCGGCAG